CAACGAGCGAGCACGCTTCCTCGAGCCCGTCGTCGCGCACCTGAAGGAGTTTGTGGACGAGATCGTCGTGCTGGACGATGGCAGTACGGACGGATCAGCGGAGTGGCTCGAGGAAAACGGCGTGCATGTCTACCGTGACAAGGCGCAACGGTTCATGGAGAACGAGGGCAGGGCGAGACAAGCGCTTCTCGACGCGACCTTCCGGCACGAACCCTCCCATGTGATTTCGCTCGATTTCGACGAGGTGATCTCTGACGGCCCCGCCCTTCGCGCAGCCCTCGAAGCCGACCAAGGCAACGGTGCCTGGACGCTCTCGATGGAGGAAGTGTGGAAAGCCGATCAGCCGAACCTCTGGACGAGACAGGACGGCGGCTGGCGCGCTCACCCAGTCCCGATCGTCTGGCGCGTCCCGTCCACCGGCAGGCGGCGTGAGTACCGGATCCAGAACCGGCAGCTCGCCTGCGGACGTGAACCGGTTGCGGTACGCAAGCTCTTCTACCGGGCTGAGCGTACCGGGCTATCAGTGTTCCACCTCGGATGGCTGCGCGAGGCAGAGCGGCAGGCCCGGTACGACCGCTACGTGGTCGCGGACGGTGGCCGCTTCCATAAGAATGCGCACCTGGAGTCGATCATGTTCCCGGACAGGAAAGTGCGGTTGAAGCGTCGTCCGTGGCCAGTCTCTTTAGAGCCGTACCGAGAAACGCTACTTGCTCCCGGAGTGACGACGTGACTGAGCGGGGATTCTGTGAATGCGGCTGCGGGCAGCGCACGCGAATAGCGCGGCGCACCTGCAAGACGAAGGGATGGGTGCGGGGGGAGCCGCTCCGGTTCGCGGCTCCAGGTCACAACGCAAGGGTCACGAATCATCCGTGGCGGCAAATCACGGCGGCGGATTACACGGTCGAGGCGCGTGGATACCAGACGCCTTGCTGGATTTGGGTACATCGTGTCTCGAAGCGTTCGGGGCACGCGCTGGTCATGGTCGGCACGCGGCGTATCGGTGCCCATTGCGCGAACTACGAGCAACTCGTAGGACCGATTCCTCAGGACCACGGACTGCACCATCTCTGCGAGCAGCCGGCGTGCGTTAACCCGGAGCACCTGCAGCCGCTTACTCGACGTGAGCACATCGTCGCCCACGTGGAACTCCGACGGCGACGACGCGAGCTACAGCAGGCGTGATCCCTGACTGGTACGAGCTGCTCCTGCTCACCCTCGCCGTCTACCGGGTATGGCGGCTGATCGCGCTCGATTCGCTGCTCGACCGTCCGCGCGCCTGGCTCCTGCACGGTGACCCGCCCGCCGGGTATGCGACCCCACCGCCGGGCTACCGGGAGCACCTTGCCTACTGGCTCTCGTGCGCGTTCTGCTGCGGCGCGTGGCTGTCCGGCCTCGCCTGGCTCGCGTGGCTTCTCACCCCGCACTGGACGATCGTGCTCGCGGTTCCTGCCGCTCTTTCCGCGCTCGTCGCGTTGGTCGGTAGCAGGCTCGATCCGGCGTAGGTGACACTGGGGGACGTGACAACGTCCCTTTCGCGTGGTTCACTAGGGGGCGGACGAGTCCTTCGAGCAAGGGAGACATCAACGTGGCCTGCGGTTGTGGCGGGAAGAAGCGACCGAAGCCGGCGTCGCAGGTTGCGTCGGCCCCGGTGAGCCAGGGCCCGGCGACGTGGACCGGGAAGCCGGAGAAGAGCTAGGTGTCCGAGTACGAGATCGCCCGGAGGCTCGTCAACGGCGAGTGGGTAACGGGCGCGGTACTTGAGGACTCCGGCGGCGGCGGTGCCGCGCTCCTTCTGGTCGCTCCGGTGACGCTCGACGACGAGCAGATCAAGGCGCTTCCGACAACGCCTCCCGAGATCGTGGAGTCACCGGGGCCGGGGTTCGCGATCATGCCGCTCGCGCTCGTCCTCGTGAAGACCTATGCGGCGCTTTACACAAACGTCAGCAGCACCGGCAGCTACATGGTGCTCTCCGACGAAGGCGACAACTCAGAGATGGGCGGCTACTTCGTCGACAACAAGCTGCCGATCGGAATCAACGGCGCCCCGATCACCTACCACACCGGCTTGCCGGGGGATGTGCCGAGCGGAACGATCGTCCCGGAGGCGCTCACCGAGGACAGTGCCATCTACCTCTACGTCGACAACAGCGGCGACGGCGACTTCACCGGCGGCGACCCCTCGAACACGATGAAAGTCGTGCTCTACCACATGATCGTCCCCCTCGCGTGACCGTCTTTCCCGCATCCGTCCCAGCCGGCTGAATGGGCCTCTTCTCGCGTGCGACCACCGTCGCCCCCACCGCACGCATCCGGCGCGCCAACCTGACCGCGAGCGCAAGCACCGTCAGCGGCGACAACGCGAAGAAGAACCGGCGCTTGCACCAGGACTGGCAGGCGCGCGCGCTCGACTACTACAACACGATCGGCGAATGCTGGTATCCCGCCCAGTTCTACGCCCGCACGTTGTCCAGCGTCCGTTTCTTCCCGGCCATCCTTGACGAGAAGGGTGACCCGCAGGAGGTCGAGACCGGCCCGCTCGTCGATCTGTTCGAGCGCATCCAAGACCCCGGCGGTGGACGCAGTGATCTGACCGGCAGCTACGGCCGCTTGATGTTCCTGACCGGGGACGGCTACCTCACCGTCGGGCTCGACGAGGACTCCGACGAGGAAGCCTGGGAGTTCCTCTCACCCTTGGAGCTACGAGTGAAGCCGGACAGCGGTGCTGGACGACGGCAGGAGTATCTGCGCCTACGCGCCCCCGGAGCCTCCCAAGAAGAACTGATCGAGGCGCCCGACGATGCTTTCGAGCCGATCGGGAACGAGGTGCGGGTCTGGCGGCTCTGGCGACGGCATCCCGGCTACAGCCTCTGGGCCGACAGTCCCGTCCGCGCGGTGCTTGACCTGTACGAGCTGCTGCGAACACTGACGGCGTCGGCGGGGGCGGAGTCAACCTCACGCTTGGATCGGGGCGGCTTCTACCTCCCGAACGAGCTCGTCCTCTCCACACCCCCGGAGGACGGCGGCAACGAAGACTCCTCCATTGACATTTTCCTGCAGGAGTGGCAGGAGGGGTTGACGGCGGCGATCAAGAGTCCGGGTGAGGCGTCGGCGATGAGCCCGATCGTGTTGACGGGGCCGGCGTTCCTGCCGGGTGCGAACGGGACGGCGTTGCCGATGAAGGACGCGATCGGCTACTTCCAGATCGGCCGTCAGAACGACTACAAGGAAGCCGAGATGTGGGACAAGACGATCCTGCGGATCAGTTACGGACTCGACCTCCCCCGGGAGCGGGTTACGGGCGTCGGCGATCTGAACCACTGGTCGGGCTGGCTGGTCGACGAGGAGGGGTTCCGGCAGCATGTCGCGCCGGTGGCGGAGAAGTTCTGCGCTGATGTGAACGCCGCCTATCTCCGGCCGGCCGCGATGGCCGAAGGGATCCCCCAGGCCGACAGGGTTGTGATCGGTTACGACCCGGCGGACGCGATCAACCACCCCGACGAGGTGAAGACCGCCCGGGAGGCGTACCTCGCAGCGGTTGTCGGCGGCGACTTCTACCGGGAGCGGATCGGTGCGACGGAGGCGGACGAGCCGGACGAGGAGGAAAAAGCATTCATCCTGGCGCTGCAAGGCAAGTCGTTGCCGGGCGAGGAGGTGGACCCGGAGGCTGAGACGAACCCGGCCGATGGTGGCCGTGGTGGCGACACCGTCGAGGAGCCACCCGTGATCGAGGACGCGCAGCAGAACGGGAACGACAACGGGCAGAACGCACGGGTAGCCGCAGCACGGATCGGCGCCGCAATCGAAGTTCATCTCGAGCAGGCCCGCTCGACCGCCGGCAACCGGCTCGTCGCCCGTTCCCAGGGCTGCGAGGAATGCAAGGACACGATCAAAGGCGTGCCCGTCTCCCTCGTCGCTTCGGCGCTCGGGCCGGAGCAGGTGCGGGACATCATCGACGGGCATACGACCGAGGCGCATCTCGTCTCCGGCACAGGGGAACGGGTCGCAGCGACCGTCACCCGCTGGGGCATCCCCTCCCCCGCAGCGACGGAGCTCGGCAGCCTCGTCGAGCAGCACGCGCTGCGAACCTTGTACGAGCCGGACGCGCCCGCCCTCCCCGATGATCTCGCGCTCGCGGTCAAGAAAGCGTTAGCTGCATGAGCGCGTTCGCGAAGTCGATCGAGCGTGCCCGCGCCCGCGCCGAGGAGCGGCATCTCCCCGCCGCCGAGGCCGCTTACGCGCGTCTGATCCGTCGCAGCGGTCGCTACGCCGCGGAAACGTTGCGGGCGCAAGCAGTGACTGCGGCGGCGAACTGGCAGCCACCCCCGGAAGGGATCTTGTTCCAGACATCAGCTATCGCGCCAACCGCTGCAGGCGCTCTCTCGAACATTCACAAGCGGATCGTCGCTGCTGTGGCTGGCCCGCCGTTGGAGCGGATCGGGATTGCTTGGGACGTCTCGCACCCCCTCTCGGTCGAACTGCTGGAAGGCGCAGCTCAGCGCACGGGGGAACGTCTCGGAGAAGCGGTGCAGCCAGTCCTACGGGAGGCCGTCGCTGAGGCGTACGCGCAGGGGTTGTCGGTTCCGCAGGCGTCGAGCCTGATCCGGGACAGGATCGAGGAGGCCGCACCCTGGCAGGCAGAGATGCTGGCTCGTACTGACCTAAATGGCTTGAGCAACGGCGGTTCGGTGATGGCTGCGAAGCTGGCCGGGATCGCGACGAAGACGTGGCTGACCTCCTGGGATGGCGAGGTGCGGCCGGAGCATCAGGCGGCACAAGGGCAGACGGTCCCGATCGACCAGCCGTTCCTGGTTGGCGGGGAGGCGCTTGCGTTCCCGGGTGACCCCGCCGGCTCGGACGCTAATACGGCGAACTGCAGGTGTGTTGTCCTGCTCGGTGAGACTCAGGCCCGGACTGCAGCTGCTAACGAAGGAGACGAAATGACGACCATCGCAGAGGGGAACGCGAAGACCTATGCGGCGGTTGCCGCTCCCGTTCGCTGGCAGGCCGTGCTCGCGGTCGAAGGCGAACCAACCGAAGACGGACGGCTACTCGCCCCCGGCTCGATCACCTGGCGGGACACGCCGCTACCGCTGATGGCACAACTCGCTACAGCCGACGGACACGACGGAGCCCAGGTCGCCGGACGCATCGACGAGATCTGGCGGGACGCCCCGAACATCATGGGCGCCGGAGTCTTCGACACGGGCGACTTCGGAACCGAGATCACCCGGCTCGTCGGTGAGCAGACATTGCGCGGCGTCAGCGTCGACCTCGCCGTCCGGGAGTTCGAGGTGCAGCTCCTCGACGGGGAAGGCGAGCCCGTGGACGGTGACCTGCTGGAGCAGCTTGCCGAGGGCGTGGACGAGCTGTTCGTCGTGACTGACGGCGTGATCGGTGCGGCAACGATCTGCCCGTTCCAGGCGATCGGGAAAGCGTCGATCTCTCTGGCCGCTTCGGCGGATCAGACGGAGGCGACGTTCTCGCTGGAGGACGCGCGCTTTAGCTTCCCGGGGCCGACGATGGACGAGCGGATCGCCTCAGCGCTCGGCACCCTGGAGCACGTCTCCGCAATGCGAACCGAGCTCGCCCGGGCAGACCAGCGGGCCGCCGACCTGGAGCAGATGGTCGAGAACGTGCGGCAGCAGTCGGCTGAGGCGACGCTCGCGCAGAAGTCGGAGACGCTCGCGATGATCGAGGCGATGACCGCTCAGATCGCGCAGTCGTCGAAGCCGCGCTCGATCCGTGTTATCCGTGACGACAACGGCCGGGCTACCGGCTACGAGGAGGGGTAGACCGTGGCCGACATTGTCTTCAACATTGCGCTCGGATCCGTTGCCGAGAAGGTCCGGGACAGCGCCACCGTACTCGGTGTCGTGCTGCTCAAGGTGGCGCAGGCGGACGCGACCCTTCGCGACCACGACACGCTCGCTGCGATCCTCGCTGCCGCCAACACGGAGGCGAACTTCACGAACTACGTTCGCAAGACCGGGATCACGGCGACGCTCACCGTGGACGACGCGAACGAGCGGGTGGACGTCGACATTCCCGACCAGACGTGGACGACGGCAGGAGGCGGCACGAACAACACGCTCGTAAAGCTGATCGTCTACTACGAGGAGGCGGCGGCGGACGCGACGCGGATCCCTCTGACCGCACATGACTTCGCGGTCACGACGGACGGATCCGATCTTGTCGCGCAGGTCGCCGGGTTCTA